TCCTCAGCTAATATTCCATTATCAGGTATGTTTAATGTATGTAAACCTGTTGGAAAGCTTTGAACAAGCAAACTGTCTCCACTACTAGTACCATTCTTAATGGTCAAAGCTCCTGTAGCTGCAGCAAATATAACAACCTGCCTTATTCTTGATCTTGAAGGTCCAACCACAGCAGCAGAATCTCCTTGATCAAAATTAAAGGCTTTTACATCTGAGTGTGCCATATTTTCCTCCTGCTATGATGCATCAGAGGAGCTTGATAAACCAAAAAACTTTAAGACAACTGTTGTATCTGCTCCTGGATCACCTGAGAGAACAATCTCAACTTCATCTGCTGTTTCTGTTGCAGCAGTTGTAGTTCCTCCAGACATTCCTAAAACACCATTACACGGGAAAAACCCTTTGAAGCCTGTAGAATTTACAGCTGCTGATATTCCATCAACAAAGCCATCTGTATCAGCATCTGTGCCAATATCAACTAAATTTACAGAGTTACTTGCAGCACCAGTAACAGCTACTGTCACACCCATTGGGATAAAATTAGATGGTATGCCAATTGAAGACTCTTTACCAGTAGTTGCTCCATCAGCAACAGTTATT